TAACTGGAAATCCGCAGATTACGTTCTGGAAAGGTCTCTTCAAGCGCCACACGAATTTTGCGATGGAGCCCTTTCGCATTAATTTGACTGGTATGCCCATGTGGGGTCAGAAGCAGAGCGCGACCCTCGGTCGCCACGCGGATTTAGTGTATTCCACATACCTGAGCATCCAGCTTCCTAGAACGGATCCTTCAAAGGGTGGGGCTACCATTCAGTGGAATAACGAACAGGGTCGTCTAGGTTATAACTTACTTGACTACGTGGAACTTGAAGTTGGTGGTCAGCTAGTAGATCGTCTCTACAGCGAGTGGCTGTACCTGTGGGATACCCTCACTTCAGACTACAACACTAGTGTGAAGCTACGCGATATGGTCGGCGGAGGTCTCACCACCCCTGGCTATACGACTCTAACTGATACTATATCGTGTATTACCGGTATTGGTCGTCCAGTGCACCCCAACGTGTTCTTTGTACCTCTACCGTTCTTCTACACAAAGAATCCTGGGGCCGCGCTGCCTCTCATTGCCCTACAGTACCACGAGGTGAAGATCAATATTAACTGGAACAAGTCTCAGTTTGTTGGCCACTCACAGGCAGACGGCGGAACTCCTTCGGCTATTTCTCGTTTATCGGCCCCACCTTCTCCCACCTCGGTAGCGTTATACGTAGACTACATCTACCTCGATGTTGATGAGCGCCGTCGTATGGCTCAGGAGTCGCACGAGTATCTGATTGAGCAGGTACAGTTCAATGAAGATAAGGGTATTTCTTCTGCAAGCAATCGTATCGACTTGACTTTCAATCACCCAGTCAAGGAGCTTGTGTGGGTTGTTCAGCCTGAGCGGTTCACTAATTGCAAGATTGCGGATGCAACATCACAGCAAGCAGGAGTCCTGCGTCCTGATGTTGGGCGTCTTTCGCCATTCACATACACCTATGTAAACCAGGCTGGAACGGCCGCCACTACCCAGCCCATCTTCGAGCAGTGGATACAGATTAACGGTCAGGATCGTATGGATCGTCGCAATGGTGATTACTTTAATAAGGTACAGATTTACCAGCACCACAGTGGTACGATGGCTCCTGTCGGATTTGACGGAACTACGGTACAGAGTACTGGAGTACAGCCAACTCGTCACCAGGCGATCTACTCGTATTCGTTTGCGCTGAAGCCAGAGGAGCAGCAGCCTTCTGGTACATGCAACTTCTCTCGCATTGATACTGCTACGATCGTGATGAACGTGTCTGGCGATTATGTTGTCGAGGAATCCACCGACAATAACTGGAATGTGCGTGTGTATGCGACGAACTACAACATCCTGCGCATCATGAGTGGCATGGCTGGACTTGCGTATGCCAACTAAACTGTATATAATATAAATGGAGGCTCAAAAGGAAATTAAAAAAACTGAAAAGGCATTTGTCCTGACAACATGGATGCTTGTATCCATCTTGCCATCACTATTATTTGCCTTTGGCGCAGCGAAGTTGTCTTATGATAAGTTTGGGTCATTTGGATGGGCTATACTAGCATTCTTGTTTGCGCCTATTTATTACATGTATTACGCTTTCTTTGTGAGCACACCTATGCCTCCTGCTGCGATGATCGCTGCTGCTCGTCGTGCTGCGCGGATGTAAATTGTTGTTTAAGTTTTTCCAAATACAAAATAGCATCCATGTGCTCTTCCTGAGCATGTTGGATCCATTGCAAAGTAGATAGATCTTTGCGATCTAAATCAGTGCCGTACTTTTTCTTACCAATGTCGGCACGCATTTTAAACGCAGATATGACTGATGTAACTACAGAGTCATATTTGGTGTTTTCTGTATCCATATATATTCATACATCTGATGTGTTAATATTACCACTCCATCAGAATGTCATCCACGCGACACATGCTTTCATCCACATCTTCAACCTTAACATTCACTGCCGCAAGTTCAGAGTCAAACACTGACACATCTTCCTCTGTACCCTCTGGGAGCTTTGTCTCATCGACGAGAATATCAACAAACCCAGTTCCACATGGGGGCTTCTGACCGAACATGATATTTGATGACACACCTTTCATGTTATCAAACTCGCCAGACATCGCAGCATTAAACAGAATCTTGGACGTCTCTTCAAACGAAGAGCGCGCAAGAACACCTGAATCGCTCTTACTCATACCGAATCTGTCGGCAGATAGAATATACCCTGGATAAGTCATCGCGTCAATCAGCGTAATCATATGGTGGTAGTTTACGAACTCAGTTTTAAATACCTCCATGAACTCTTCATACATACACAATCGTGCAGTTTCAATCCCAAACACATCCATAATCTCGTGAATATCGTTCGAGAATGAGCGAAGAGGGTCAACATTCTGTACTGTCGCCAGGTCTAGCAAGTTAGTTCCCTCTACATCAAGTACGAACTGTTTCATGGGCGCATATCCTCCGATCGTAGAATCATATACCAGTTCAGACTTAACTTCTCGGCGATATACTCGCCCAAGGCCGTCAACGCCAGTTAGCACCGTATCCAGTAGCTTATCCTCTACGAATCTTAGCGATAGTGCGTTCTTTACCACATCAACTCCGAATGTAATTCGCAAAATCAACTTGTCAGGAGAATTTGTGTCACTATGGATACAATCGAATATCTTTAGAATCTTATTGTTCTGAATCTTGGTTGCGATGGTTGTCATATCCACATTACGAGCGGCCATTTCCATTCGGTCAAGCTCAAGCCGAAGCATCCACGGAGATACGCAGTTCATATCCTTTTGGGTGACCGAGAACTTCTCGTAAGACTTGAGAATTTCGACATCCTCCTTAATGACTGTGCTGCTAGAAGACGAGTTGGGGTCATAGTAAATCCGAACCGATTTTGTCAGTTCACGCAATGTCGTCTTCTGGATTTCACGAATAAGCGCAAAGGTGGAATCGTCGGACGATGCGATGGCTGGATTTAGGTATACTACATTGCTAGGGTTCTTAGGATTGTGCGATACACTCAGCAGCTCAATAATGCGAGGCACCCCAGCCGTGGCATTGGCCTTTACCGTACCTGCTGAGTGGAATGTATTGAGTGTAAGCTGAGTAGTCGGTTCGCCGATAGACTGGGCTGCGAGGGTACCTACCATCTCGCCAGGATGCACGCGAGCCTTCATGTACTTGAATCGGATTTCGCGAAGCAATTCATCAAACATATCTTTGCTCATTCGCATACCGATGATTGACTTCTTGGGGGCCAAGTAATAGCGTAGCAGAATATGGAATACTTTGTTGTTTTTCATCCAAGGCTCATTGCATAGCTTTTCGAGTTCATCTACCACATACTTCGGAGTTAGGTCTGTCTTAGTTGCGTATGGGTTCTTATATTTCTCACAGAGTCGTCGGAGATTCACAGGTGCAGATATCTTTGATGATTTGCTATAGCGTAGTACATTCTTGACGAGAAACACTCTATCGTCAATCAACCGTTCAACCAAGTCGTCATCTACAACTTCACCAGTGACACACATCTCAAAGTCCGACTTTGAAGCAGCAAAGTCTGCGTAGATTTGCTCCAAATTCATATGGCCCAAGTTGCATTCCTGTGCTTCCACACATACGCTATCAATGCCATCTCCTCCGTAGTTAAACTGAATGATGGCACCGTTTGCGTTTCGTACGGTGTAGTCGTATTCCACGTGAAGGTCTTCTAGAGTCTTGACAAGCTTTCGCTGGATGTATCCAGAGTCGGAAGTTTTTACGGCAGTATCAATCAGACCTTCGCGTCCTGCCATGGCGTGAAAGAAGAACTCCGCTGGACGCAGTCCTGTGATGAAACTATTCTCAACAAACCCACGAGATTCCATCCCATGATCATACTTTGTGTAGTGTGGCAGCGTACGATCTTGCAGTGTGAACTGAATACGCTTCCCTGCGATAAGCTGCTGCCCCAGCAGCGCCATCATTTGCGCAATGTTCAAGTCTGATCCTTTAGAACCAGATTCCACCATTTGTTTCATACGATTCCCTGGGGACAGACTATCCATCACCATCTTGGTAATACTAGATGCTGCCTCGCGCAAGGCGTTGTTAATTTGATTTTCGAGCTCTTCTCCGTCAGGACGACCAGAGTTATTTAAGAATGTACCAGCATGGACTGATGAAATAATATCGCCAACTGCCTTGCGACCCTTTTCAATAGATGTTTGAATAGCCAACGTCACCTGATTATTTGCAACCAAGTCTGACGCTCCGACCGAGAAGCCAGAGAACAAATTATACTTAGTAACGATCGACTGTACCTCGTTAATGAACTGTCCGCAGCGCTGAGGTCCAAAATCATTGTAAATGACGTGTAGAATACCGTCAATTAAGTTATCTGAAGAACCGCCAAATGCGCTCTTTTTCAGAACACCTTCTACAAGCTTTCCATCGCGAATTTTGATGTTTCCATTGAAATCCAGCAGAGGAAGCGTGCTTGAAATCAGATCCTGCCCAGTCATGACCTGATTTTTACGACTAAAGTTGGCAAGGGGCTTCTTCGTACGACCCAAGATATTCATCGCAATGTGTTCTGGAACCTTGACGTCCTTTTGAGAAATGCGATACGCGCCAGTCAGAGTATCCTGGAACAGCTGGATGATGGGCGAATTGGTACGAGGAGAGATGATTTGACGCAACACACTTGCTAGAAACTTAAGTTCGGTCGCAGCAGAAATTGACTGAGGCACGTGCATATTCATTTCGTCTCCGTCGAAGTCTGCGTTGTAAGGACGAGTAGCGCTAACGTTCAGTCGGAATGTAGAATACGGCAATACTACAATTCTGTGGCACTCCATAGAGCCTTTGTGGAGAGACGGCTGGCGATTAAAGAGAACCACATCACCGTCAATTAGGTGTCTGTTTACAATGTCTCCTGGATTGAGCTCAAGAGTATCTATGTTGGCATATCGCAGACTAATTGGCTTATCGCCAGGCGTTTGAATTGATTTTGCTCCAGGATACTTTGATGGACCATTGCGAATATACGACATGAGTCGGTCGCGATTGTATACCGTAACTAGCTCTGGGAACGTCAGATTCATCGCAATCTCTTCTGGAACACCTAGTTCATCTACATCAATGTTCGCATCAGGTGTAATAACCGTACGAGCAGAGAAATCTACACGCTTACCCATCAAGTTACCTCGCACGCGCCCTGATTTTGCGCCCATACGAGACTTCAATGTTTTGAGAGGCCGTCCAGAGCGCTGTGCTGCTGGGGGAAGACCTTTGATATCGTTATCTACATACGTCGCGACATCAAACTGCAGAACAGCAGTGTAATTATCAATAACCGCAGCCGACTCGCCCTTATCAATCTTCTCACGGAGACGCTGATTGTTTCGCACGATATCGATTAGTTTATGCGTAAGGTCATCTTCCATGCGCTGGTTATCGTCCATAACAACCGAAGGGCGTACGGTCAGAGGAGGAACTGCAAGAACAGTACATACCATCCAGTCAGGGCGACTGAACTTGGGATGAAACCCAATCGCACTAACATGTTGGTCACTGATACGCTGGAAACAACGTAGAACCATTTCAGGCTGTAGTTGAACGTGTTCTGTCGCCTCTGCGTCGTAACGAATAGCAACCAAAGATGCTACAGTATTTTCGACCTTGTCGACTTTCTTCAATCCATAACTACCACATCGCTCGCATGCAGGGATTAAATCCTTTGGGGCAAAATGTCTGTTCTTGTAAGCTGTGGTAAGCTCACGAACTACTGCAAATCTGTCCATTCCTTTGAGAGTCTTGGGAATCGCACTGAGATCGTTATCTGAAAGATATGGCTGCGAACAGTTCAAGCAGATCACACCCAGTACATTGCGAATGTTTTCAATGAACTGATAAAGATATACAGGTCGTGCAAGACGAATGTGTCCAAAATGCCCAGGACATAACAGATTTGTCTGCTTACACGTCACACACACTTTGCCATTTTCAATGACTCCGAACCGACTATCAAATACGCCCCCAGGAACAGGGGATCCTGCTTGATATGTCTTATCGGTGGTCACCTCGACAACGCTGCGAGAAACAATCTCATCAGGGTTTGCGATGCCGAACTGAACGCCGATAATAGTATCGCCCATTCTTATTATTACTATGAGGTATGTCTATATTCTTTTGATTCGTTTTCAAACAGCTCGCGTGATATTCAGGGTTAACTCCCAAAACTCGTCGTCACCGAGAATTTCGTTCATAAATTCTGGGGAGTAATCCTTTTCCATACTTTCAATCCAATCGATAAACTCGTGCCCCTCTCGCTTGCGAAACTTTACCTTTTCCTTAATTTTCATACGATTTAGTGCGTGAAATATCTTATGACAGAACACCTGTGTTGCGTGTGGGTCTTCACTCTCGTCGCGCATTTTCCGAACAAGCGAATACCACTGTTCCATTTGAATTTCCGAGAGAAAAGTAAGATGCCCAAAAAGACACTCAAGCTCAAAACAATTCGTCGTTCCCATAAACCTGAAAAGAAGTACGATGCAGTGTTTATTACGGAGAACGGTCGTGAAAAGGTGGTTCCTTTCGGCGCGGCTGGGATGTCTGATTTTACAAAACATAAGGACAAAACTCGCAGGGCGCGTTATTTAAAACGCCATGCAGGGATGGGTGAAGATTGGAATAAACCAGATACCCCAGGAGCATTAAGTCGCTGGATTTTGTGGGGGCCGTCCAGTTCTTTCCGAGAAAGTGTTAAAACATTTAAACGCCGGTTCCGTCTATAAATTGGTGGGATGCCGGAGTGGTTAACGGGGAGGTCTTAAGAACCTCTGCTTCATAGCGCGCGGGTTCGAACCCCGCTTCCACCATATCGCTCAGAGTGAAGAATCTTCTTTCTGATCGGTTAGATGTTTGCGCGCATTCCAATTGAATAAATGAATATAGGCAAATGCAACTGTTCCGATAACAACTGGATACCAAGACTCCATTATTTATTCAGTCGGTTCTGTATGAGGCGTTTCCTCCGCAGGCAACTTATGGATAACTGATTCTTGTGGGGGGAGTTCTGGTATTTCTACGAACATAATACTATCCTGCTGAGGGGCAGTTACATTCTTGAATTTATTCGTCCATGCAAATGGCATTTATTGAAAACGAATTAAAGTTTTATACTAAAGCCAACCTCATGGACGACCCAAAAACACGTCGCGAATCCAAGAAGGATCGGAGGGAAAAGGCTGGTGGGAAATATTCAACTAAACACGTTCGTTTGATGGAAACACTTAGAGAAAAACAGCAAAAACGGATTTAGTGTACCGATGACCAAGTCACAACACCTACAAAATGCTGTACTATTCCTCCGAAGACAATATGAACTACGATGATGCTGGTTTTATTAACGAGCAGGTAAAGTTTGAACGCTACTATAATATTCCAGTGGATACTGGAGACCAAATATTCGCATCTATGCACTACTATATGGAGTACCTGGAGAAAAAGCGTGTCCTGGATTCATTGACTATCGGATTGAAGGCACTTATTGCTGACATGGTACAGAACCAGCAGACTGCGAATATGGTGTCTTCTCTCGAAGAGTTCCCTCCACTAAAGTAAAGATATACGTGCAATCTTCTGTGTTCGTTTATGGTCTCGGTCTTTAGTATACCCTCTCCCAGTGATTCGTCTACATGTTTTTCCCTTGTATGATTTCTTCTCACATCCGCTACTGTAGTACATGACTCGTTGTACGTATCCTTTGTAGGATGGTAGTTCGATTGGAATAGCATCTGCTAAGTCTACCAGCATACCGTACATCCATTTCATATAATGTTTTTTGCTAGTTAGTTCGATATCGTGTTCTTTCACGTATCTTTGAAATTTTTTACGCAGTTTTTCGAAAGGATACACATCTGCTAACGTGTCTATAAATAGACGTTGGCGCTCTATATCTGACGGTTCTGGTTTATCTGGATAATTTGACGCGACTGAAAACAAAAAGTCTCTACCAGGGATATCGGTTGCCTTCATCGACATGTATTGCCTCTTAACATCCTCGAACGCAGGGTCTGGTCCTGGATTAATGACAAGAGGATCTTCCTTGCATTGAGTTCGCAACTTGTTATTTACTTTATTGTGAATCTCATACAACCATTTACCAGGGTCTTTGTGTAGGGGGTGTTCTTTTACGAACTCTTTGGTACTAGCCCTACAAAACTTACACGGTAAAACTTCCTGAATCATACTCAACAGCTTTTCTGGCCGAGCTGAACGGAACGCGATTAAATGAAATAACTGCCAAGCACTTGGACCCCAGTATTGGGTATCCACTCCCATTATTCTACTCAAAGTATAAATGTCTTGCCCATACAAACATTTATTTGGAGTACCTGGAGAAGGATTTCATTCATATCGATTTATGGGGTTAGCCGTCGGAGATACCGTCGGTACTATTCTTTTGTCGCTATTGACAGCTTATTTAACGAACACTAGTGTATTGTGGAATTTTATCATATGGTTTGTCGCAGGGGAGATTTTACATTATTTATTTGGAACTCCCACCGCTTTTTTGAAACTTATAGGAATATCCATAAATTGCTAAAAAAGTTTATCACTGACAATATAAATCAATATGGACGGTGGTGCAATGAGTTCTCGTCGTCTACTTTTAACCGTTGCGGTTGCCTTTGTTATCGGTTCTGCCCTCAAGGACTTCTTTGCCTCGCTGACGTCTGGCCTGGTTACGCCCATCGTGGGTTCGCTGTTCCCTGCGGCCCAGCAGACCGTCGCAGGTCTAGAGCTTAACATCGGCGGAGTCAAGCTGGAGGTTGGCCAGGTGATTAGCGCGACCGCCACCCTGCTAATCTCCCTGCTGGTTGTGTCTGTTGCTCTTCCTTACATCAAGGCGTATGCCCCTATCCGTGGAGCTGCGCGCTCGTAAAAAGTTGTGATGCTTAAACAAATATAACATGGGTATTTTTGACGGAATTCGTTCGTTTATAGGGATGCCTGCACAAGCGGCAGCCGACACCGTTGCCCCAGCGGCCCCCTCCATCCTGACAACGGAGGGATCCTCCGCCAGTCTCAAAACTGCCCCTGAAACTCCAGGATACACTGCGACAGGCGCTCGTCGTTTAAAAAAGACACGCAAGAGCAAGCGCCGTTCTAAGAAGACGCGTCGTCGCTAAATTACAACAATTTGAAAGTCTTCCAGCCGCCTGAAGTATACTTTCCAAACATCAACTCAATTCTCTTCTCCATGTCCAGTGGCATCAGAGTGCGCTGGTCGTTTTCGTCCTTCCATGACTTGAACGTCCGTCGTAGTGCCATCTTATCAACAGGAACAATCTCCGTCTCGCTATCCTCCACCTTGGCAATCTTCTCCGAAATGAACTTTGCAATCGCATCGTTCTCGTGCTGGTACTCGTTCGTATACTGCAGGACGTCCTGAGGGGCGACTAGCTTGCGCAGTCCGTTGCCCTCCTTCAAAATGTGAACTAAATAACTTAGAAATGGTGTTGCCCATTCAGGTGTATTTACTGAGAACTGGATACTTTCGTCTAAAGGGAACTCATTCGGCGCAACTGGATTAGATACGAATTTCGATAGAAAGTTGATAACTACCAATCGGCGCCAAGTTCCGCCATCCATAGTGTTGATTTTTGGCTTCTCATTGCAAGCCAAATGAAACTTTGCAAGAACCTCAAACTCTGAGCCAGACTCAAACAAGTCGCGAGCATACATTTTCTCACCTGAACTGATTTCCTTCATCAACCCAGTATTCAGGGCAATTGATTCGTCTGGTTCCTGCATAGTCACGAATCGCCGTCCCCTCAATCGCGCCACTTCTGGGGCTGCGGATCCAGAACTCTTACGCTTCTGAGTGAACAACGAGATAGGAACAGTACATGCGTATTCTCCGAGCGCCTTTGACATCAGGTTCATAATCATCGATTTACCGTTTGAACCAGACCCAGTTAGAATGTGAAACTTTTGAGCGGTGTTTCCGCCAAACAAGTTTGAGGCAAGGTGTTTCATAAAGTACTCACGGACCTCGCGGATAGGAAGAACTTGTTTAATGAATCGCTCAACCTTCGGCCATGTAGGATATTCGTAGTACGGACGCTCTGGGTCATAATCAATACCTGTTGAGAATGACATACAATCCTCCTGCTTCCCAGGTCTGAACTCAAACGTAATCAAATCCATAATACCATTATTGAATGCGATAATGTCCTTGTTAGTATCTAGCTTGCGACCAAACTGCTCGTCAAAGAACAATTCGCGGCATTCTTTCATAACATTGGTCTTGAATCCTGTAGTCTTCAGTCGCAGATACATCTTCATGAGTGCGAGCTTTTGAGACTCCATCTGGCAATACTCGCAAACCTTACATTCCTCTTTTGCGCCACCAGTACATGATGTTACTCCGCGAGCATCCATATCATCGCTCACATCGCGAGACTTGTCCTCGAATACCTTTGCGATGTCTTTAGACAGTTTGAGTTGCAAATCCACGCCCTGATCTGTTCGCTTCCAAATATGACCCATCCAACGATACCAAATATTGTACTTGAAATCGGAACACTTGTAATGGTCGCGAAACTTTGCAAAGATAACCGCAGCCACATCAAATTCTGCCCCAGAACACGCTTTCAAAGTTAGGTTGTCTACATTATGGCTTTCGATGTGATCGTATCCAGAGCGATTATCTTCACGAGACCAGAATCGGAGCGTCGGTTCCCCAATTCGGTCTCCATCGTTTCTGAATGTGAATGAGTTCCACTTTTGAATTGCAGATCCTTCGTCGTATTTTTCCTGAGACTGAGAGCTGAAATCTAGAAACACATCTAGCAAGTCAGGGTGGATATTAAACAGGCAAATACCGACCTGAACCCACTTATCGTAGTCTAGGTACCTAGACTTGTCCAAATTCATAACATGATTGTGTAGATACTCCTTGCGTTCGGCCGTAAGAGGCTGAATAATACGAGCACTCGGAGACGATGCGCGTGAACTGGGCTTCTCAGAGCGCTGAAAGGAACGCCCTCGTTTCTTTTGATCGGAGTCGTCTCGCGTGTGGGCCTTGTCTCGTGCGTTTGAATACAGCGAAACGCCCATGTCGGTCATAGGCGTTTCCTTAGAATCTGGTTGACGCATAGATAGGGTCTTCACCAGCTCAACGGATACATCTGGAATGTTTTTGTTAACGGTGTTCTGCCCATCATGGTATTTTACAAT